TGTCGCTGCTGCGCGAGAAGCCCATGGCGGCGGCGATGTGGTCGAGGCTCAGGCGGGGCAGGCCGTCCTTGCCCTCGGGGAGCGGGAGCCGACCGGCTTCGTAGGCGAGCCACGCGGCGGCTTGCAGGTCCACGCTCTTGTTCATAGGCCAGGTCATGCCGTGGCGGGCGAAGGCGGCGCGGAGGAAGTCGCGGTCGAAGGCGACATTGCACCCGGCGAGGATGCTGAACCGGCGCTGGGCGAGCCAGAGGGCGAGGTCTTGGAGGACTTCGCGCTCGGGGCGTCCGTTTTTTTCCAGAAATTCGAGGGTGAAGCCGTTCTTGGCCAACGCCTCGGGCTCGGTAATCCAATCGGCATGGGGGCGGATGAGGCCGACAAATGCCTCACCATCCGTGCTATCCACGGCAGCGACGCTCAAGAGGGCGTGGCGCTCGGGATCGAGGCCGCCGGTCTCGGTATCAATGACGACAAGACGGGCCTTCATGCGGACCTCCTTGCGCGGAAGGCGCGGAGAGCGGCCAGAAAGGCGGTGGCGGTGATGCGGGGGGATTGTTTTTCGAGAAATCGGCGGAACAAAGCCGCTGATTCCGAGGCGGTGGTATAGAGGGTGACGGGTGGTTTTTTCATAAAATCGAGGGAAAGGGTTCGACTACAAGGGGATCGTCGGTGCGACGCACACGGACGACGGCGTTTTTTTTGAAGCAATGGGCGAGTCGGAGCGGCACGCGCATCCTCACCCGCGAGAAGCCCCCCACCCCATCGGGAACGGAGAGAGTAAGGAACTGCTTGTTGATCTCATGCCCCAGCAGGCGGGCGGTGATATACTCCGGCACCGGCTGGGCGGGCGGCGTATCCTGAGCCGGAGACGGCTCCAGCGCGGCGTTTTTTTGTTTTTTAGTGCTCATGGTAGGGTTGATGAATCCGAAGCGTCCTGCGGGGCATCAGAGACCCCTTTGTCCAAAAATTTCTGTGAACCCAAACCAGTGGGTTGTGATGGGGGGGGTGCAAAATCCGTGACCCCCTCCCCCCCCTCCTCATCGACCGCCACGGCCTCGGCCTCGACCGGCTCGACACCGGCGGCCAAGGGCGAAGTGGCGGACAAAGTGGCGGACATCCCCGAGCCTCTATCTGCAAACGAGGCGAGACCTTCTGATTTCGCATCAGAGCCAGCCAGGGCGACGGCTTCGGCAGGCATCCCGGCAGGCAGGGCAGCGGCCCCCTTTTGTTCCGGCGCGTCGGCGCTTGGACCGGTTAGCGGGACAACCTCAGCCTCTAGGACCGGCAGGGAGGCCAGCATCTCGGCCAGCTTATCCTGGTTAACCTCGATTTTCTCAACCCGGCTCGTTGCCTCACCGCTGAGAAGCTGGAGCTTGTCCGTCATGACAGCCGCCACTATGGCCGCGTCCTTGGCCGTCTGAATATGCGGCACCAGCTCGATTGCCCTCTCGACTGACAACCGGGCAGCCCTCCGGAAATCCCTCAATAGCTCTTTTTTATCCTGCTCTATAGAATACCCTTCCCGCTCCCTCACGGCGGCAACCGTGTTCCGGGACACCGACAGCGCCCTGGCAATGCTCGACATGCTCAAACCCTCCGCCAGCATCCGCACGACAGCCCGATAAACCTCCGGGCGACGAGCCATCAGGCGCTCCCCGCTAAACTCTCCCGTGGCTTCCAATCTCTCCGCCCCGATTTCCTCCTCCGAAAAAAGAAAAGGCGCGGCAGAGGCGGCAGCCTCCACGGCCTGCAATGGGGTATTCACCCCATGAGAATTTTGGGCACAAAAAAAAGCCGGATCGGCGGCAGGGTCCGGCATGGTTTAGGCGTGGGCAAAAAGATTGCGCCGGTGCGCAGGCCGCGCAGGCCGGGCGTGTGCGCTGTCGATCCGGTGCTCGTCCAGCACCCGCTGGACCTCGCTCTCCGGAATCAAGACCCGATCCCCTAGCCTCACATGGCCAAAAGTCCCATCATGCAGCCGGAGATGCATCCCTGCCCGCGAAATCCCGAGGATCTTCGCCAGCTCCGTCGGGCTGTAATGCTTCTCGATCATAGTCCGCCCTCCCGCGCTTGACTGCTTGGGGCCGCTTCCGATTCACTCGAAAGCAGTGAAATCATTCCCATGAGGCGCGGCACATCCCACACGCACAGAGCCCCCATGTCCGAGAGGTCATCTACTGGCACCCGGTCAGACCACAGAAGGCTGCTGGCGACTTTCCTTGACCGGCCCTCGATCTGAGCCAGTTCCTCCGATGTCAAAAGACGACCTTCTTTCCACAATTCAGAAAAAGAATACAGCCCAGCTTCTGCAGGATGCTGCTGGATATAAACCCGAGTCCCATCCAGGTCTTGCTCATCGTTACGAGATTGAGCGGAGAAAAAACGCTGTATCCCGCGTCCAAAACTGGATCGCGATAACCATTTCGATCCTTTCTTTGGCTGTTTCACTTTACGCCCTGCTAAAGTAAAAAAGCCACTCATCGCACCACCCTCCAAGTCAGCGCCGCCAAAAAACCCGCCGGGCTCATCGCCATGGCAAAATCCAAGGCATAGCCAGCCAACCGCAAAAAATCCGCCCCGCTCATCGCTCCACCTCCACCTTGTTCGGGTAGCTGCCGAATTGAGCAAAAAAGAGCGCCCGAGCCTCGCCCGAGGTGAACGCCCAAAAGTATTCCCCGACCCGATGCCGGAAGGCATTCAGACCCTCCACAAAAAAAAGGCGGCGTCGTTTCATAGTGCCACCTCCTCGATTTGCTTGCTTGGCCGAGCCTCACGGATGCGCCTCACGAGGAGCTGCCGCACGACCGCAGATTTTGGAATCATTTGTTCCCTCGCCATTCGCTCGATGATTTCGGCGACATCGCTCGGGACCGTCGTCTGAATTGGTTTTGCGCTCATTGCGCCTCAAGATTTCTCACGAGAAATCCAGAGAGTCAATTAAAAATTTGATATCTCGTGAGAATTATTTTAGCGTCTCCCTGATGAGCGCAAAAAAACCAGACCGCTACGGCAAAGGGATGCGGTCCGTATCGACCACCGTCAGCGAAGAAATCTTCGCCGAAATGGAACGCCTAGCCGGTGAAGGCGGCTTAAAACTCACCGCCTGGGCACGCCACGCCCTCACCGATACCGCCCGAGCCGGATCGGTCTACGGAATAACCGATCTAAAAAAATTACCCAAAAATGCGCCCATAACTTTAATGGCAGCCGAGGAGCCTGGGAACATCTCCGAACTGCCCGTGCCTGGATCCTCACCAGCGAAAACCCCCATCCGTTACCAGAAGGGCACCGGGCGGAAATCTGCGAAATAACCCCATGAGAACCTTCCGAGCCGCCTATTTCCTAGCTCTAGCCCTCACCGGATGCGCCACCCAGCCCGACCCCCGCGAGACCTTCGCGCCCCGCGCCATCATCGCACAGCCCCCCATGGAAATCCTCATTCAGACCAGCCCCGCAGGCGGCATTGTGGACTGGAACGGCAATGTCCTCGGCGCGGCCCCCGTCACTCTAAAAATCCGCCCCGACACCACATTTTCAGGCCGTCCCCGCTGGCCCGAGACCGGAGCTTTAACCCACTATTTCCGCGCCCGCTGGCCCAACGGAGCCCAAGCGATTGAAATGTTCCAACCCTCCGAGATGCCACCCCAGCACATCGCCATTGTTTGCCCCGGAGCCGCCAATCCCCTGCTCGATTCCCTCCGCGCCGACGCCCAAAAGCTCACGCAGAAAAAAACCCGATGACTCGCCGAGGCCCATTCCATCGGCCTCCGCGCCTGTCAATAGAAATTTTAAAAAAAAGTTTCAGCAAAAAACAAAAATATCCTTGCGCTCATTTTAATTCTCCGTAGGTTTATTTCCGCAGGCCACAAACGGCCCGCCCGCCGAGGCGGCACCTCGAACCAAACAAACCCGCGCCGGACGGCATCCGGCACCGAAAAAATGGGCGAATACGCAAACTACAACGGCCAGAAAATCAAAATCGGAACTTGCGAGGATATGTATTACCTCCGCTTCCAGCAACGCCACGAAGTCACAAGCCTCCCCGGCAATGTCGATCTTCAAGACCACTCGATCCTCCAGGAACTCCGCTTCCGCTTCCCCTTCCCCGAAGAAGACAGCAACGAACCCGGCCAGTTTGAAGATCACAACAAAGGCCTCCGAGTCCCCGGCTCCTATCAGCCAGGCGACATCGAGCACGGCACCGTGCAATTCAGCGCCCGCAACGGCTACCTCGTCAGCCTCCCCTGTCCCGAATCCACCGAAGGCCACGCCTTCCCGCACAAGATCCACCGCAACGGCCACGGCGGCGCCGTCCACCTCGTCGCGCAAAAACTCGTCGGGTCCGAATTATGGGCCGTCTGCCGCTGCGGCGGCTGCGGCTCCATGTGGAGGCTCCCAAAAGTCGAAGGGCTCGAACTCGCCGAAGCTTTTATGAGCCACGCCGCCAGCCTCCCCGAAGACGACAGCCGCCGCCATTATCACCACACCATCGCCCGCCGCATCCTCGACGGCTACACCCTAGCCCACTAACCCCGTTCTCCCCAGAACAACCCAACCACCAACCCGCGCCGGACGGCATCCGGCACTTTAAGAAAATGATCACCTACTCATCCATCTCCGGCGGACGCACCGCCAGCCGCTCCCGCCGGGCGCAAATCGCCGAACTCGATGGCCGCATGCCCGCCACCCGCGCCGCCAAGGCGTGGGGATTCAAATCCGCCGCCGCTTTGAAAAAGTGGGTCCGCTCCACCGAGTGGCACCATGTCGGCAAATTCGGCACGATAACCGACTATTACGACATCTACGAATTTGTCCGCGAAGCCGATTTCATCGACCTCACCGAGCTTGTCGGCCTGTCCTCCGACCTCACCGCCAAAGGCCGCGAGCAGGTCCTCGCCCCCATAGTTCAAAATTTCGTTGCCTACAATCTGCGCCCCAGCAAAATCTGGCCCCGCGACACCACCGCCAATTTAACCAGGCACCTCATCGCCAAAGGTTGCGACCTATCAAGCACCCGCACTTTCAAAATCCTGAACGCCATAAAAAAAGGCAGCACCCTCCAAGCCGAAATCCAAAAACTCCCAAAAAAATCATGAACCTACCAAAATTCCTTATAGCCGACGACGGAGCCGCCCGTGAATTCGTCATACATAACCACTGGCCCCGATTTATCATCGAATTCGTCCAAGGCGTCGGCACCCCGCACTTTTGGGACCCCGAGGCCGAAATCATCGCCGAAGAACTCAAAGCCGGACGCGAGCCCACGGCCCTCCTCTCCCGCCTCATGCGCGAAGCCGGAGACTTCTACAACGAGTGCCAAGACCAGGCATTTGAGTAACATGACCCCCGACCAACTCACCCGCGCCGCCTCGCAACTAGAGGCGGCGCTTACCCGGCTCGACCTCCAGCCCGGCCACACCACCGAGGCCCAGCTTGCCCAGGACGACGCCGAAATTCTCCCCGCCCTCGTGGACGGGCAGCCGGTAATTACCCCCGAAGCCAACAACAATCCTGCGGATGGCCGCAAAATTTGAAACCAACTCCACCCACCCCCTAAAAAACCAACCCGCGCCGGACGGCATCCGGCACCGAAACCATGCACACAACCTCACCAATCACCCTCAGCCCCCATCGCAAACAACCCTGCGGACGCACGCAAAAATCCAGCCCCCGCACCGCCCCCGCATTCAAGCTCTACAACGCCCTCGCCCTGCTCACCGACTGCGCCCAACGCCTCACCCAAGAGATCGAGAACCCCATTGCCACAAAAATCAACATCGAGTTTCTTGTCATTGCCATCAAAAGCGCCGAGACAATCCTACTCAAATATCCAACCACACGAT